CAATTCTTTTTTATATTTAATAATTGTTTCTGTTATTTCATCTTCTGGTTTTCTTTTTAAAATCAGTTCCATTATATGTTTTAATCTTGGTCTAACTGCTTCAGAACTATCAGACCTTACAATTTCAAGACCTGTGACAGACATTTTATCAACAGGTGTTCCTTCTTCATCGACACACCAATAAGCATATTTTTTCTTCTTTAAAAATAATGCTGACTTAGCAATAATTTCTTGTTTAAATTCAATTTTAAAATCTTTAACTTGTGAATTATAATCAAGTAATTGTGTTTCATTAAATATTCTTTTATTAACATAGTCTTCAATTTTTTTAGATTCTTCTTTTATAATTTCTATTTTTTTATTTTGGCTTTTGTCTTTCCATTTTGGGTCAAACAGTTCAAAATAATCACCAAGTCTAACAAAAAGACTATCAGTATCTATGTAACAAATTAAATCGTTTGGTAATCCATCAATATTTTTATTACTATAATATTCATTAACAAATTTTTCACCTTGTTTAATTGTATGTCTACCACAAGAAGTGATTGCTTCTGCAATATTTGTATTAAAATATCTACTATATGGAACAGCAAGAATACCAAATACGGCGTTTAACCAAATTTTTAAAGCCCATTGATTTGAGAACAATTCTTGTGCTTTTGATAACATTTTATCTTTTTGTTTACCAGATTTCATTTTAGAAGCTGTATTTTTTAAATCTCTCATTTTTTGCTTTACTGATTTTCTTTTGAAAAAAACATTTTTTTCAACTTGTGGTATCACACCAATTTTTGATGTTGAAAAAACAGAACCACAAGGAGCAATTGCAATTAGTCCCTTTTTTAAAACTTTATTAAAATTTGTTAATTTAATTCCTTTTATTTCTGATACACCAGTTGTTTCTTTAAACATGGTAAATGGTCTAAACTCTCGTTCTTTAACATAATATATTATTTGACTTTCTTTTAGTCCAGTTATTCTACCAATATATGTTTCATTTGACATATTTAAAGCTATTAAATGAAATGGATAGGATGAAGTAATATCAATATCAATAATCCATGAGTGCATACCAACTATTGGTTCTTTTACATAAGCAGCTTCAAATGTTTCTTGACTACCACCCGCAAAATATGGAGCACACATATCATTTCTTCTATAATGTGTTAATAGAGCACCTTCAATAAGTTGAGTCATGGCATTATAATATTTTGCAGGTGCTTTAGATAAAAGTGAAAGTGATTGAACTAGTTTTATATATCCAAGTTTGTCTTCTAAATCACTAACTCTTTTACAGTCAGTAATATTATAATTAACATATTCTATCCAATCATTAACATATAAATCATTTAGAGAACCTATATATTTCACTTTTCCAATACTAAGTTCGTGTTGACAAACATATTCAAGAGTATATTTTTCAAGTTTATTAGGACTATACCATTTATAAATATTAAAATAATCAATTATTGAAACACCAGCTATATCAATATTAATTTCTTCAATTGATAGGTGATAAAAGATTATATATTTTTTTCTTTTCACCAAATAATTTAATAGTTCTATTAATAATATATGGTAAGTCAAAATTCCATATAAACCAACCTGAAAGAACATCACATGGATACTTATTCATATATTTTAAAAACTTAATAAGTAATTCTTCTTCGTTTTTACACCAAACAAATATATTATCTTTTAATTTTTTGGTTAATGGTTTTATACCAAATGATATAGATTTTTTTAATTTATTATCATAAATTGATATAATTGTTATTGGATCATTTGCTTCTTTAGGGTCTGGAAATCCTTTATCTGCTTTAACTTCTATATCTAAATAATATACTTTTAAATTTGGAACAGATAACTCATCATCTGGAATGTCATAATATCTTTCAGCTAAAAATTGTACTTCAGGTCTTACTTTATTTTCATACATTTTTGCACTGCTATTTTTTTGCCATTCATAATAATTATAATAGGTACTAAATTCTTTTTTTCTAACAGATATACCATCTATTGTTTTAATTTCTGAATTTTGAAATGGAATATAAACATATGGTACCCAATCAATTTGAGTGTGTGTATCTTTACCATTTATTTGCTCCCATAAATGAATTATTGATTGTTTGTTATTATAAAAAATATTTTTAAAAATTGTTATATACCCCCATATGTTTCAAAAAAGCAAGTAATACATAATTGACCAGCGCCTTCAACATAATAATCTCTTATACTAATATCATCACTTTTTTTGTAAGGTGTTATTGAATTACAATATACACATTTTTCTTTTTCTTCTTCTAAATGTTCTCTAAAAAATTCTACTAAACTTTTAAGTTCTTCTTTAGTAAATCTTTTTCCACCTTCTTTGTGTGGGAACACAGGAAGATGTTTTAATAATTCTTTATCATCCATTATCTTCTCCTGTTACTGTTTGCTTGTTCTCGTCTTACTTTTGTATATATTTTTCTTTCATCACCTGATATTTCTTTTTCACTCATCCATAAATCTAATTCTGTTGAGTCATATATTTTTAAACTTCTTGTATCGTGATAGAACATATTAATTTCACCAACACGACCACCTAATCTATTCTTTACAATTTTATACCATATTTCGTTTTGATATACCATGGCGTCTTCATCAACACCTAAAATTGACATAAAATCTGCTGTTGCTGGAACACCATGACTTTCTGCAATATAATTAAAATCAATTTGTTCAAACCCAACAAAAGAACCTTCTCTATTTAATTGACTTACTGAAATAACTGGTATTTCAAATTGAAATGATAATGCTCTTAATTCTTCAGCTATTGTTTTTACTGAACTATACATATCACCGTATTGTTTATATGCTGCTCTCATTAAATTAATATAATCAACATATATAACTGATATTTTTATATTTCTTATAATTAACTCACGAAGATATGTTTTAAAATCCATAACTGATGCGGCACCAGTTGGGAATTGTTTTATATATAAATTTCCTCTACCTTCTTGATCTCTTATTTCTTTAAGAGATTTTACTAATTTACCTTTATGTTTGTCTGATATATAAATTCTATTTATATCAAGTTTTGAGTATATAGAGTCAAATCTTTGGGCAAATTCATTTTCAGACATTTCTAATGTTAATAATACAATATTATGTCCATGTAAAACTTGCCTTGCTGCCATGTTTGCCATTAACTGTGACTTTCCACCATGAATTTTTGCCACTAAAACAGAAAGAGTAAATGGAGGAAAACCACCATTTATAAATTCATCAAATTGAGGAAAATAAGTTGGCACTCTATAATCTGTTGCTGTAAATATCTTTTTAAGTCTTGACCCTAAATTCTTAAAATAGTCTAATCCTAAATCAATTTTTATATCTTTACATAAAGCCTTTTCAATTTTTTCTCTTAATAAATTTACATCTCCACCACTATCAATTATATCAACACCTTCTACCATTGCTCTTTTTATGGCTTTATCTTTAAGGAAGAAATTAATTTCTGTTAATAAATGATCTTGATTTTTAGCAATATTATAATCAATAGAATTTACTTCGCTAAATAATTCCTTGATATTGATTTTATCATCACTTGAATTTATAACTGCTTCTGTTGGTGCAATTTGGTGAAATTCATCTAAATGTTTTTGATAATATTCAAAAGCATATTTTACTGATGGGTCATCAAAATATTCTGATTCAAATACACTACAAACAAGAGTTAAAATTTTCTTATCAACCATCATTGATTTAACAATGAGTTTTTCTAAAAAATCACCTTGAAAGAAGCACATTTATATAATTTTACTCTTGAACCTTGTTTACACATCCACGAGCATTTTTTACATATTTCATTTATATCAGACCACCAATAATTTTCAAATTCATCTTCTGAAGGATTTATTGGTTTATCAAGTATATAAATAGAATTACAACCAATTTTATTTAATATTAGTGCTGTAGTTTGTTTGACGTCATAATTTTTATTCTTATTTTTTATATATTTTGCAAGAGTTATATAATTTGCAACATCCTTTACATCGGAAAGTTTTTTAATTTCAGAATTTTTATGAAATTTATACCCTTCAATATACCCAATATACCATTTTTTGTTTTGTTTAACAACAACTGATTCTTTTAATTCCATTCCATTTTATTTTCCTTTATATATTACTTATAATTAAATACCACAGATGCCCAAATGACCAACGTTTAATAAACTCTTTACAATTACCGGATTTATTCATCCATCGACTGCTATATGGTGAAGTTACACGCCAACACATAGTTGCTGTTCCTCTACCATACATACATTTATTACAATCAATCTTCATTTTTTCTCCTATTATTTTTTTATTATACACTAAAATAGAAGAAAAGTAAACATATTTTGTTTACATATAGTATTCAATATGTTATTATAAACATTATGAATGATAAAGAAAAAATATTAGAACAGTTGTTAATTGACAATCCAATAGATGAAATGAATTCGTATATGATAATAAAGTATACTGAACTTCACCATAAAGAACTATTTATAATGGATGAACTTCAAATTAAGTATGATAAGTTAGTTGGTATTAGATATAAATGGTATAGATTTGATGATGATAAAGAATGGACAAAAGTAGAAATAGAGAAATATTGTTTGCCTGCTGATACAAAAATTATACAAATGAAAAAAATAATGGATAGACAAAATGTTAGAATAAGATTTTTTGAAATGGCATATAAGGCATTTGAAAAACTTCAGTGGAGCATGAAAATCTTTAGTGAAAATTTACGTGGTGGGTATTAAAATGGAAAATTATACAGAATGTATACAAAAACTTAATGTTAAAGAAGATGATGTAATATTATTTTTTATACCAAAATATTATCTTGATGTACCAGATAAAGTAGTACAAGTTAAAAATTGGTTAAAAAATTTTAAAACAAAATTACCATATAATAATAATGTAGTTGTGATACCAAAAGATATTGACATGAAAGTTATTAAAAAAGATGACCAAAAATTATTAGGTGAAGAGTGGGGGTTATAATGAGTTATAGATTAAAATATTTAATTAATAAATTAATAATGAAAGCGTTTCTTTTTCCAGAAAACGATCCAAGATACAAAAATCCAGGTAAGATAATTAAAAAATTAACAA